CCACGGCCACGCCTACGCTCATCTCTGCTCAAGGCAACCTCGCCGGCTTCGGCACCGTGTCCGCTCGCGGCCACGGTTTCTCTCGTTCCTTCGAGGAACACGGCTACATCCTTGGTCTCGTCCGCGCTCGTGCCGACCTCACCTATCAGCAGGGCCTCGACCGGCTCTGGTCCCGTTCCACTCGCTACGACTTTCCCTATCCTGTTTTCGCCCACATCGGCGAACAAGCGGTCCTCAGCAAGGAAATCTACTGCGACGGTACCGGTGACGACGACGACGTCTTCGGCTACCAGGAACGCTATGCGGAGTACCGCTACAAGCGCTCCATGATCACCGGCCAATTCCGGTCGACCTCTTCAACGCCTCTCGACTACTGGCACTTGTGCCAGGAATTCGGCTCTCGCCCTCTGCTCGACGAAACCTTCATCAACGAGGACCCGCCCATCGACCGCGTTATCGCGGTCACGTCCGAGCCTCACTTCATGCTCGACGCTTTCGTTCGTCAGACTTCCGCTCGTCCGCTGCCCGTCTACTCGATCCCCGCTCTCGGAGGTCGCTTCTAATGATCGGTCAAGCCATCGGCTTCGCCGCTGGCGCCGGCCTCGACTACTTCGCCAACAAGGAAGCCGCTCGCAATGCCAACGACTTTACTCGTGATATGGCTCGCGAGCAAATGGCTTTCCAAGAGCGGATGTCCAACACCGCTCACCAACGCGAAGTCACAGACCTCCGCGCCGCCGGCCTCAATCCGATTCTCTCGGCCGGCGGCGGCGCCTCATCTCCATCCGGCTCGTCCGGTCAAGCAGCTGTCGCGGATGCCGAGCTCGAGCTCGGCTCCGCTATGTCTTCTGCTGCTCAAGTCGACCGCGTCAACCAAGAAATTGAAAACATGAAACTCGCTCAAGGCGCTACTAAAGCCGCGATCGAAGTCGACAAAGAAACTGCTCGTGTCCGTCGGGCTGATGCTGCGCTCGCTGAAGCGAACGCCGCATCCGCCCCCGCTATCAAGTCCTTCAACGAAAAATACGGAACTGAAATCAACGCGATCAAACAATGGGGCAGCGCTCTCGGCCCCGCCGCTGCCACTCTCCGCGATATCGGCATCTCTGCCGGCGCTCTCAAAATGCTCTTACCTAAAAAAATCGCCCCTGGCGATCTTCCGTCCAAGTCCCTCAAGACCCCGCCAATCCCTTCTGGCGGGGCCTGGGACCGTTTTAAACGCGACCAAGGAGAATAACCCATGTCCTCAACGCCTCCCTATCTCAAGAAAATGACGCCTACCTTCGTGAAAACCAAAGAGCGGGCCGATGTCGACATCAACCGCCTCGTCAAACACGGCGCCGGTCGGATCTCCGTCCCGGCGCCGACTTACGCGGATCTCACCGAGATCCCCGCCTCCCGCGGCGAAGCCGCGGCTCTCATCTCTCAAATCCGGCTCTCGTATCCGGAACTCATCCCGGCGCTGCTCCGGCTCCCTCCTCAAGAAGCCTACAAGGCTCTCGAACAACTCCAGGCTCAAGCTTCTAACGCGAACGATCAAACGAACGCGAAAGAGCAAGCCCTGGAAAAACCTCAAACCAAAAAAGAGGAGCCTCCGAAGTGACCTCTCACTTCAAAGCCGCCGTCAAACGCCCAGCCAAGGCGCGCGCGAAGCGCGCTGCTCTGGCTGCTCGGCGATCTTCACTCTGGAACATCAAACTTCACGAACCCCGCGAATTTCTTAAAGTGGGCACGCTCTCTACTTGATATATAGTGCCCACTGACACAAACAGGAGAAACTTATGAGAAAGGAACGCCAGAAACAGTCTCGCCGCTCCGCTCGCAAGGACTTCCAACGGAAGTCTCATGAGCATCCTCTCAACCGCTCGGTGCCGACCGGCACCATGCGCGGCGGCATCCGCCTCTGATTGTCCTGCCATCAGCCTCACCGGTATCCGTGCGGCCGCTGCGGCGGCTGCCTGGCCAAGCGCGCAAGCGATTGGTCTATCCGGCTCGCGCATGAAAAAAAATCTCACGAGGAATGCTCATTCATAACTCTCACGTTCGAGGACGACAACGTCATCGACGTTTGCAAAGACGACTTAAAAGACTTCATGAAACGGCTTCGACGCCGGCTCGAACCGGCCCGTATCCGTTTCTACGCTGTTTCTGAATATGGCGAAAAAAATAATCGCCCTCACTACCATGCGATCATCTTCGGCCACGACTTTTCGCGCGACGAAGGCGCGCGCCTCGTTAAACGTGGCCTCTACTCTTCTCCGCTGCTCGAAGCAGCTTGGGGCCTCGGTCACGTCAGCACCGGCGAAGTCACCGACGCCTCCATCCGCTACGTCTGTAATTACGTCCTCGATAAAGAGGACGTTCCCCTGTATGTGTCTCAAGAGACAGGCGAATCCCGCCCTTGCGCTCCGGTGTTCGCCCTCATGTCTCGTAATCCCGGTATCGGCGCTGCCTGGATCGACGCGCACTCTCAAGAAACCTATCGCGACGACAACGTCGTCAACGCCGGCTTTCGCCGGCAACCTCCGCGCTACTATGACAAACGCGCGTTCCCAGACTCGCCCGATCCGGACTCAAAATACACCGGAAAAAAAAATCTTCAAAATCTGGGTCTGCTCGCCTTGCGCCAAGCGCGGCGATCTGCTAACCTGGAAACACTCGAACGTGATCCTGCCAATTGGCTCCAAAACAATGACCCTCTTCGCCGCGCAGCCGAAGCCGAAATTTGGAAATCGAAAAAGGCCTTAGAGCCAACTGGAGAACTATGAAACTGAACGCTTACTCGCTTCGCGACGTCAAAGCCGAAACCTTCGCCGCTCCCTTCTTCGTTCCCAACGACAATCTCGCCATACGGCTGCTCAACGAACTCGTCCTCGACACTCGCTCCAATCTCGGCAAATATCCCGCCGACTTCATGCTCTACAAAATCGGAAGCTACGACTCCGAACACGCTCTACTCATCGCCTGCCAGGTCGAACTCGTCTGCTCGGCAAGCAGCTGCTTGCCCAAGCCCGATCCTCGGCAGCTTAACCTCCCCGCCGTTCCAGTCTCCGTCAACTGCGAGGCTGCTTAAATGAAATCTCTCATGCCCCAGTCGCTTCCCTCGGCCATGACGGCCGACTTCTCCCGCGTTCCCGACCTCGGCGCCAACATCGAGCGCTCCAAGTTCAAACGAAACGCTACTCTCAAAACAACCTTCGACGCCGGCTACCTCGTCCCGATCTTCCTCGACGAAGTCCTCCCCGGCGATACTCATACTGTCGACATGGACCTTTTCGGCCGGCTCGCCACTCCCATCAAGCCCGTCATGGACAACATGTTCCTCGACACGTTGTTCTTCTTCATTCCCATGCGGCTCACTTGGGAAAACACCGATCGCTTCTTCGGCGAACGCCGACCGGACCCGGACTCATCGATCGCTTACACCATCCCTCGCGTCGCGATGCCTGCATCGACCGCCGCATTCACCAATTCGCTCTGGGACTACTTCGGCTTGCCGATGGTCGCTTCCCTCTCGATCAACTCGCTTCCGCTCCGGTGCTACAACCGCGTCTACAACTCCTGGTTCCGCGACGAAAACCTCATCGACTCCGTCGTCGAACGCATCGGCGATACCGGCGATCTTCCCGCCGACTTCACGCTGCTCAAATCCGGAAAACGCTACGATTATTTCACAAGCTGCCTCACCGAAGCCCAAAAGGGCGATGCCGTCACCGTCCCCGTCGGCTCCGCTTCTGCGCCGATCATCACCGCCGGTACCACTCCGAACTTCACCGGCGGCGGCAAAACCAACGAAAACCTGAAGTCTGCTTCAGGCTCTTCCTCGCTCAACTACGGCACCTCCGGCGCCGGCTCTACTGCCGACCTCGTGTTCGGCACTTCAACCGGCCTTCTCGCCGACCTCTCATCTGCGACGGCTACGTCGATCGCCGTCCTTCGTCAGGCCGTCCAGCTTCAAGCGCTGCTTGAAAAGGACGCTCGCGGCGGGACCCGCTACATCGAACACAACTGGGTCCACTTCGGCGTCAAATCCTCGGACGCCCGCCTCCAACGCCCCGAGTACCTCGGCGGCGGCACCTCGCCTATCAACGTCCATCCCGTTGCTCAGACGACTCCCACGGCCACGCCTACGCTCATCTCTGCTCAAGGCAACCTCGCCGGCATCGGCACCGTGTCACCTCGCCGCCACGGTTTCCCTCGTTCCTTCGTGGACACC